ATGAAGCGACCGTCATCGCTACCCTTACCTTTGGTGTTGGCAGTAGCAACAACGTTGAAACCAGCAGCGGGTTTGACATACTTGCCGATCTTCTTAAGGAAGACACCCTTACCCTCAAGCACAGATTGCAGGCAGAGGATTTTGTTAGAGGCAAGGTCAATCTCATCCAGCAGGAGAATAGCGCCACGGTTGAGTGCCTGCACCACAGGACCATCGTGCCACACGGTCTCACCGTTAACGAGACGGAAACCGCCGATCAGATCATCCTCGTCGGTCTCAATGGTGATGTTGACACGAATCAACTCACGCTTCAGTTGAGCACAAGCTTGCTCCACACTGAAAGTTTTACCGTTACCAGAGAGACCAGTGATGAAGATAGGATAATACTGGCGAGAAGAAACAATCTTCTTAATATCACTAAAGTTACCAAAGCTGACGAAGGAAGCATCTTTCGCAGGAATAAAGTTTTCAGGGTTTTCTGCCACAGGTTCAACAGCGGGTTGATTATAGGTTTGCTCAAGTTGCTCAGCAGCAGTCAGATGCCACAGACCACGCTGCACCTTGAACTGTTCCAGTTTCTTAGTGAGCGTTTGGTAACCCATGCCAATCTCGTCGGCATAGGCACGAACGTCAGCAGCAGTCACAACAGGACCGAAGCGGTCAATCATGGGGGCGACTTCAAAGTTTTTCATGGTGTGGGGTCGTTTCGTATGTAAGTATTATAGGGCAAAGGGGATGGGGGCGCAAGCCCCCATTGATCAGATCAACTGATGAGTGTGGCGAAGGAGGTCAGCATCTTCTTATTGACGCCTTTCTTGGCGAGTGCTTTAGTAAATGCCTTGCCGATTTCTTTCTCGGTAGCATCATCTTCAACATCAAATTCGCTATTCGCAGATAGCGAATCAGTGCCCATCATGTAAAGTGCTTGATAACCAAGATGCTCAATCAGTTCAGCGGACTTGTTTTTCTTCCACTGCTTTTGAACTTCATCCCAAGAAGTTTTACAATCTTCAGCATTGTAGGTGGTGTTAAGACCACGACCATTCACCAGACGAATACCGATAAGGTTTACATCAGGGAAACGATCACGCACATTCTGAAGAAACACTTTGGTGATTTTATCAGAGTTACCATAGTAACCACCATCATCAAAGCGAGGATACACACGACCAGTTTTACGATCACGCAGAACACAATCATTGGTTACATGATTCGTGCCCATACGGCTACCATACTTCTGGTCAGTGTAGTAGTTGATGCTGGCAGATTCACCGTCAGTCAGAATAATAACGTTGGTCTTTTGAACCTTGTTACGCTTCTGAAAGGCAGGGATAAGTGCAGTCAGAGAGATTGCTGCCTCATGGAGAGGAGTGCCAGACAGACCATAACCAGCAGGAATAGAGTAACCAGAGTAGCTACCATTGCCAACAACAAGACGCCAGAAGTTTTTAAGTTGTGCTTCAAGGTCTTTGCCGTTGCGACCGTTGCTGCTGACAAGATTCAGCATGTTGAAGTGGTCACACAGTTTGACTTGACCCGCCTTAGGAGTTTGAATGCGAGGAGATTTGTTGCGAGTTTGAGTGTGATAATCGTAGCTTCGGTGATACCAGTAGTCATTGGTAAAAGCATAGATGTCAAAAGGAATCTGCACTTTCTTACAGAACCATGCAAGGTTCAACAGTTGCTTAGCAGTATCTTGCAGGATACCACCCATAGAACCAGACCAGTCAAGGATAAAAATCAGACCATGATTCTTACCATCAGGCACAACATTGATTTTCTTAAACACATCCTCATTCCACTTGTAGGTATGAAGCAGCGCAGTATCAAGGATACCAGTCTTGGCAGTAGATGCACGGGCATACTGGTCCGCCGACTTACGCATCTCAAACTCTTTTACAAGATAGTTAACCTCACGCTGAGCTTCGCTACGGAAAGTCAGATACTGTTTGTCAACCTCAGCAAACACACGAGAGGTTTGCTCATTGAAGCAAGTGTTGCAGTCTTCCTGCACTTGCTTGTTAGAGACAACAATGTTATCTACTTTGAGGTCAGGCAGCTCAATGTAGTTGAGGTGCTGCGAACGAGGATACTGACTAATCAGTTGTTTCTGATTCTCAGTAAATGCCTTGTCAGTTTCAGACTCAAGCGTATTCGTTTGACCACCACCATTGGTAGCACCTTCACCCTGATCATCGGGTTGATCGGAATCAGCGTTACCTTCAGTTTGGTTACCGTCACCAGAAGTTTGCTGAGGTTGCTCACCCTCACCATCAGTAGAGTCACCCCCACCTTGAGTGGAATCACCCCCACCTTGAGTAGATTGCTGAAGGTCGCCTTGCGCCTCAACAACCTGCTGTTGTTCCTGTTGCTCAGTGTATGCAAGAATCTTGCGAGCAACATCCACAACTTGCTCAAAAGTTTCGGCATTAGCAAGCTCATCTACGATTGCTTTTTCTTGCTCATTCCAAGAGAAGACTTCACCAGCGTGAATGCCAATCTTAAAGTAAAGATTCACACGGTCAATCAAAGCATAACTATCCAGCTCACGCTCACCGATACAGAAGAAATCATCATCCTGCAGTTCTTTATAACCAGCGTAGAAGTTACGGGCGAGACCAGGAAACTTACGCTTCATCAGTTTCTCAATACGAGCATCCTCGCACACGTTGAGATACGACTGAGGAATGCCATAGTCATCACCCCAACGGTCAGGGGTGTAGAGAGCGTGACCGACTTCATGCCCCACCAGCATATCGTAGACGTTGGCGGATGCCCGCTCCCACATCGGCAGGGTGAGGATACGGTCTTTCACGTTGAACATCGCCGTCTCTACAGGGCGGTGCTCAATGATAAGGTTCTCGGTGGCGAGAAGGCGAGCGAGATTGCCCTTGACTTCGGCGTTGAACATCGGTCTCTTTCGTTGATGAATCAACTATACAGCAAAGGGGTCGCCGCAGCAACCCCTGTTAAGCTATTCTGATGTCTCGTCTGTGACGTATGAGAAGTTCTTATGCTTCTCAAATCTGAGGCAGCGGTCAAACTTGTCTGCCATATTGTCGCGGTGTGAAATAACAAACACATTAGTTTTGTCATCAAATGTTTTTAGAATCCATCCAAGGTCGCTGTTACCAGATTGGTCAAGTGACCCGTCAAAGATTTCATCAAGAATCAGAAGATTAGTATCCACGCTATTCTTAAGTTTAGCAACGCTACGCCAAGTAAGCAGCAGAGCAATATCGATTCTAGCTTTTTCTCCTTCAGAAAAAGATTCATAACTAAACTCGTCCCTATATCGTGATTTGATTACCTCTTCAAAACTTTCATTTAACATGAACGATGCTGGAAACTCCATCTTATCAAGGTAATCATTGATAAGTTTGTTCATCGTTGGGAGGTATTTTTTGATGATCCTCGTTTTGATCCCCGAGTCTTTGAGAAGTTGTGCCGCCGTGAGGAGGCAATCTTTTTCTTCTTTTGTTTCAGAAATAGTTTCTTGGATTTGCTTCCCGTCTTCGCTGAGGGATTTAAGTATTGAAAACTGTTCCCGTTGACTGATATCTGAATCCCGCAGTTTTCTGATGTCGTCGTCCAGTTCTTCAATTCGTTTATGAAGTGACTTAATTTCATTATTGAGTTGTCGATTCTTTAGATTGAGTTCGTTTATTTCATCAATCAAAAGAATAAAGGTATTCTCTTTACTTTGGAGATCGGAAAGTTGTTGTCCCAAATCAGACATAGCTTTTTCCACCTCAACAAGTTTATCCGAGAGAACTTGGATCTTCTCTTGTTTAAAATGCTCCTCAATACTCTGTCCGCATGTCGGGCACGAATCATTCTGCTCAAAGAATATTTTTTCCTTATGATATGTTTTTTGTTTGGATGATATTTTGTTGCTGAGCGTATTAACCTTAGTGATCGTTGCTTTAAGCGTCTGCGTGTCTGAAACGGCAGAGGTCTTAGCGTCGATTTCCTTGTCATTATCGAGGATTTGTGTCTCATAATCTAGAGCCTCTTGTAGAAGAGTTTCTTTGCGATTCTCTTTTTGTTGAATGTCTTCTTTATTCTTCTTTTCAATGTCAAGCATAAACTGCTTCTGCATGTCAATCTTCTCTTTGACAAGTGAGAGTTTATATTCGTGGTCTTTAAGTTCGTCGTTGATTACTTTGATTTTTTCTTTCAGATTGACATTCATAGTCGAGAAGATTTGAATGTCAAGAATGTCTTCGATGATTTCTCTACGAGCTGCCAGTGGAAGACGCATGAATGGCACAAAGGTCGATGACCCCAGCACAACAATCTGAGTAAACGATTTGTAGTTCATCTTCAGAATCGTTTGCTCAAAATGTTTCTGCTGATCTACGGCAGATGAATCTTGGTTGAGTAGCGCACCATTCTGATAGATTTCAAACTTCGCTGGTTTAATACCACGAATCACTTTGTATTTATTATTGCCAATATCAAAGTTAACTTCTACAACACAATCAGATTGATTGATAGAGTTGAGAAGTTGTGGTTTATTAATCTTGCGAAAAGGTTTACCAAACAAAGAAAAAGTAAGGGCATCTAAAATGGTTGACTTGCCAGCACCATTGGTTCCTACAATCAAACTACTCTTTCTATCAGTCAGAGAAATCTCTGTGAACTGAGCACCAGTAGAAAGAAAGTTTTTCCATTTAATCGTCTTGAAAATTATCATAAGATCTAGGGGGAACAATAATGTCGTCAGGTTCAACAATGAGGTATTTCATACCTCGCAACTCACACATACCAACACCTGCTTTAGTATCAACTTCATAAGTCATGAGTGGAGGAAGACTGTCATCATCTTGATTTGCTACAAGCAATCCAAGATAACGCTCCGCATCATCTTCCTCCCGAAAAAAGTATACCACATGATCACCCTCTTCGTCAAGAACCGAGTATACTCCGTCTGGATGTTCAGCAAGAGTGATCAAAAACATTTATACTACCTCACAGCTTTCAATATATAGTGATTTCATTATACTCTTTAACTTTGCTTTGTCTACAGCAATCTCTACCTCATCAATATATTCATTAAGAAGGGTGAGTGTATCTTTGATTTCTACGTTCTCGTCTTCTTCTACAAAAGAATCATTGACAAGCGTTTCGATAATTTTGACATCGTGAGGAGCAACTGCAAACACAGAGTCTACAAACTTTTCAAACTCAGTATAATCTTTTTTATCTTCTACGATAATCTTGACAAAAGAATTTGCACACTCACTGGTATCGAAGCTGAGATGAGAACCAGTAGAATCATTATAATAGATTTTCTGGAAAATCTCATAAGGGTTCTTGACCCGCTTGAGTTTATTTGTTGTTGGTTCATATAGATGAAATCCTCGCTCGTCTTTGTAATCATTCCAAAACATCTGATAGGGGTTACCAAGATAAGTAATGTTACCTCTGGATGATTTGTGATGATAGTGCCCAGAAAATACTTGTTTGAACTTTTTGAAGATGGAAGGATCCATACCATGTTCTTGTTTGTTGCCAGGCGTCACTTCAAAACCAGATAGTTCAAGATGACCCATAGCAATCTCAGCACTGGTGCCCTCAAGATGCCTCATGGTATCCTCATAGTTGCTTGAGTTGATCCAAGGCAACATCAGAATCTTAGCACCATCAATCATTACCGTCTCTGGGTGAGCGTAGATTTCAATGTTGCTGAAGTCCTTGAGCAGAAGTTCGGGTGAGTTAATCTCGTTCGTATTCTTGTAGTAGGTGCAGTGATTGCCAAGGATCATGTGAACGAAGATACCCATATCTTCAAGACGTTGAAAATAATAGCTACGCACACGGTTCCAAACATTAAAGTCAATGCCTTTGCGATTGTCAAAGGTATCGCCTAGGTCAATGACTGTTTTGATATTCTGCTTTTCCAACGTAGGAAAGAATACATCATCATAAAACTTTTTGAAGTATTCCCAAAAAGCAATACTGCCTTTCCTTCCATCAAGATGCTGGTCTGTGATAAGTGCAACTGTCATCGTTTAGATCTGATCTCAAGGTTTTCTTTAATGCTGTTCATGTCAGCACTGCTGCTACTATAACCATACATGTCACCACCGTGACTGTCCATATGCAAAACTTCATCAAACCCAGACCTTTCAAGAATCTTAGCTTTGATTTCTAGTTGCTTTTTCTCTCGCTGAATACGACGAAGAAAAGCATAATAGATGATTTGAGTAAAATAAGCAAATGGGTTAGTAGATTTTTCTGGATTAAAGTTGTCAATATACTGAAGACAGTTTTCAATACCGTCACAGATCATATCTTCCCTAAACATGTAGTTGACAAAGTTAGGTTTATATGATAGGTGTGTGGCAATCTTTAGAAAACACTCTCCAATGTAGTTTGGTACTTTTGGTTTTGGTATTCCCTTTTCTTTGGCAGCAGCAACTTGTTGCCGATAAACCATAAGGGCATCCAAAAATTCCCTGTTGTTTACATAGTTTTCTTTGGTTGCCCTTCTAGCCATGGGTTTGTTTGCTACTAACATTTGCTTTTATTTACTCTGTGTGTATTGTAACACACCGAGCAACGTTTGTAAAGGGGCTTGACAAGACCTTATATTCTGTGTATAATAGCAATGTCGCGCTTTCAAGATTTATTATATATCTCTTCTAATAACTTCTTAGCTTCTTTAATAGATCCTAGATATCCTTCATGATCTTTGGGGTCTTGTTTTTTTGTATTTGATTTTTGTTCCTTCGATCTGGATTTTCTATATTTACTTTTATCATTTAAATGATCTTCGTAAAATCCACAGATTTTATTATCTAGTTCAATCATAGTTATAATATGACTTCTGGGAATAATAAACATATCTTCGTGAGTGGCGTTGATCCAATCATCAAAGACGATTCCTTCTACAATCATATTAGTTTTTTTAATTTCTATTTTTTCAACTATGCGAGGATTAAACACAATAACAACATCATCATCTGGATCATAACTAACTTTAGCTACGATCTCTTCTCCAGATGTAAGTTTCATTGATGCATAAAAATCTTCTTCCATGTTACTTTAAATCCAGTTTAATGATTTCTACATTGAACTTTTCTTCTTCATAGATTTTCAAACGTTCATCTAAATGTTTCAGCGTATAGTTTTTTTGTGGTGTTCTGCAATACTCATCGGCAATGTCATAAAGAGTAGCGTAAGTTTTGTTATTGCCCTTACGCAATACACGACCGATAGACTGTAAGTTTCTTACTCTTGATTTTGAAGGTGAAGCAAATACAACATTGTGTAGGTTACGAATGTTGATGCCAGTGCTAAATGTTCCGTATGAAGCAACAATCACTGCGTTGTTTTCAGTTTCAGTGATGCGTCTAATCTCTTCGCGTTCTTCAGTGTCTACACCACCATAGACCAGAAAAACTTTACGACCTTCTTCAACAACACTATTTATCGCCTCGTAAAGTGGCATCCCGTGACGCTCCACATAGTTGAAGAGAACCAGAGAGTTTCCTTCTAAGTCACGCACAAGATTTTTAATCAACCTATTGCGTTTTGGATTATCTACAATCGCATCAATCTCTCCTTGATAATCAAAGAACTCCATTCTCTCATGCTTCAGCAAAAGAACTTTGATTCTGAAATCAGATAGGTGACCTTCTTTGATAAGTTTTTCTGTCTTGGTAACATGCTTACATTCACCAAACAATCCTTCAAGCACCCACTTATGAGTAGCAGATCCATCAAGTGTGCCAGTGAAACCAAAACGATACTTAGCTTCATGCAACTTAGTCATGATGCCAGTAAGAGATTTAGATTTGAATAGGTGTGCCTCGTCACCGATGACACAGGAGAAGTCATCAAACCAACGCTTAGGAAACTTGTAGATAGATTGCCAAGTAGAAATGATAACTGCTTTCTCTACGTTTTTATCTTTGCCGCCATAGATTCTGTGACAGTGTTCATCAACATCCCATCCATAATCAGCAAAGTCATTATACATCTGTTCCACTAGTGAAGTAGTAGGAACAATGATAAGTGTTTTCTTTCCTGACTTTTTATACTCTGCTGCATAGTAGTAACGTACTAGAGAATAAATCATCAAAGATTTACCTGAAGCAGTTGGAGAGAGTAGAAGTCTACGATTGTTTAGCAGTGCTTCATACACTGCTTGAACTTGATAGTCGCGTGGTTCGTGATTGGGGCATACAGCTCCCATGAAACCTTTGACACCCTCTAAGGTAATCTGTTCATTTTTTTCTTCTACATCGCCATAGAACTTATTAGACTCATAAGAAATAGAATAGTTTTTAATACCACACCATTCTTTTAAGTGAGAAATAAGACCACAATATAGTTCACCTGTTCCTGGTGAATACAATCTAATCTTGCCATCCCATACACCACTTTTGTATTGTGGCATAAACTTGGCATTAGGAATATCGAACGTAAAATAATCTGCTAACTCGTAATGAACGTGAGGTTCTGCTTTGATGGTCAGATAAATGTTGTTCTTTTTTGCAACTGCCAGATTTGTCATTAGGTGCTACCGTTAATAAACTTCTCCCACTCGATAGCGTTTTTAATTTGGAAACTTCTGTTGGAAATCATTTTAAGAACATTATCCAAAAAGAAAAGTGCCTTATTAATAAACTCTATTTTCATCTCAATGTTAATCAAATCCTCATCCGCTTCTAGATATACTTTCATCTTCTCGGATGTTTTTATGGATTGCCCAAAAGGTTTTTCTTTGTAAACTTCAGGATCGGCTTCGCCTTGATAATATTCTCTTTTTTCTTTTAACTTCATACGATACTGGAACTCCAGTGCAGTCTTCTCTGTAGAAAAATCGTTGTAGAAGTTTAAATATTTATTGTGTTGGTAAGGAATGTCTAGCGAGATTTGTGCTAGGTCTGCTGAGTATTGTTTGTTTTTAAACTGGAAGTCGATATGTGAATCTTCTTGCCATTCTGATTTAACATGATTAAAAAGGGTTCTCAAATCATCAAACTTCATAAATCACAACTCCTCGTTATTTTTATTTGTAAAATAATATCTAAAAAACTTAAAGGTTACATTAGCAGTAATGTATTCTACATCTTGATCACCAACATCAAACTCAACTCCAGACAAATCTATTGGAAATAATCTTTCAAAAAATACTATTCTATTTGTTTTAAAGTTACTATTCAGTATATGAAGTTCAGCATTACAAAACTCTATACCACTATCATCGTAAGTTTCTGCTAGATTATTTTTTTGAATCCAATCAAAAATAGAGAGATAGTTTTTTAAATCTTCATCAATAATAAACTGTAATCTGAAATCTCCATAAGTTACACCACCTGCAGAAGGTATAGACAAACTTCTAAATGGAGTTGGAACTTCTGTAGTAGGAACTGAAATATCAGGAACTCCAGCTCTTTGACAGAAAAAATCTACACCTGGAAAAAGTTCTAACTCTAGTTTAAAACCCGCTGGAGCAAGAAAGTTTCTATTTGCTGGTTGTTCTTCAAACCATTTTGCTGGCATGATCTTATCCTTTTTTTACTATTTATTTCCATAAAAAAAGACCCCCCTTGCGGGAGGTCTGAGAAGAACCTGATAAATCAGGTGAGGTTGGTAACCTTAACTCTTCTGTAATACTGGTTAGTATTAGGAGTAAGGATGCCGCCATCTGGAGTACCACCAGCGATACCATTAACGTTTGTGGTTGAAACGAATGGGTTGCTGACCATACCGTAACGAGTCTTGAATCCAATCTTAGGCTGGAAGGTGTCAGGATTGATCGAACGAACCATTTGGAGGGGAACGTATGGGCAATAGAAGAGACCAGCATCATAAGGTGATGTGCCCTTATAACCCATGACGTAGTAGTGCTTAGCAGCCTGACCTTGTGAGTAAACAGGAGCACCGAATGGATCGATGTAAACACGGATACCACCCTGAAGAACACCAGCAAATACGTTACCAGTGTCATCAACGTTGAGTGAAGTGTTGAGAGCAGGAGCGTAATCAAGCATACCAGCCATGCTCATAGCGGAAGCAACGTCTGCTGAGCAGATCATGAAGTTGCCCTTACCTCTACGGGTGAGTTGACCGATTGCGTTTGCATCACGCTGGATTTGGAATAGGAGACCCTTGAACTTCTCTGCCATCCAACGACCGTTTGAATCGATATCAAGGTCGAAAGTACCCTGAGTAGCAACGTCTTGCTGAGCACCAGGAAGTGCAACAGTGTAAACGGTACGGATGATTTCACGGTTGATCTCAGCGAGGATCTCGCTTGAGAGTAGGTTGGCGAGCTCTTGCTCAGCATCAAGACCATGGATTGCCTTGAGGTCTTGTGCTAGCTCTAGGGTGTACTCAGCCTTGAGAGCGCGTGTCTTAGCAGTCACCGAGGTCTTCTCGATGCTGAACGCCATCTCGCGGAATAGAGTATTTGCTTCACCTAGAACTTCAGAAGTCTCACGGCTCATGCCACGAGCAACTTCGTATGCAGAAGGTACTGCATCGTTAAGAACTGCAGGGTTGTTGCCCTCAGCATCTCCACCAGTTCCGTCAGCACCACGAACGTTATAAGCGCCCTTGGTTGCATCGTAACCAGCTGAGAATGCCTCGTCTGGTTCGTAGTAGAGAGCCTCAGCGCCGCCTTGGTTCTCGTAACGAGCACGCATTGCGAAGATAAGACCAGTAGGACCGCTCATTGGTTGAACGCCAGCGATGTCATAAGCGACAAGGTTAGGCATTGAACGGCGGATTAGGCTGATTAGGATAGGATCGAAACCAGCGAGACCAGCAGTGTTGCTGGATGATAGAGCTGAACCAGCAGGTGCGATAGTTGCGGAACCTAATGAGTTTACCTGTGAGGTAACTTCATGAAGCATACCGTGCTCTTCGCGGATAGCACGCTCTTGGTTTTCTAGCAGGGTAGCAACAACCTGTTTACGATATGCATCCTTGATTTCAGGAAGACCACCGTGATTTAGAACAGGTGCCCACTTTTCCTGCAAAATTCTTGTGTCAGACATTTTGCTTTTACTCCGTTGAGTTATTGGGGTTAAAATTATTTATTATAATCAGTTGCTCCAGCGAGAAAGAGCCTGGAGGTATGCAGCCATTACTGGTGATACTTCTTCGGTTCCTTGCTCACCTGAGACTTCAGGTAGTACTTGCTCATTCACTACATGCTTAGGGAAGTAGCTGCCAATGAGAGTTGCGACTTTGTTCTTGAAGTCTTCTTCAGAAACAAACTCCACCCCTTCAGCAAGAGAAGCAAGTTTTTCTCTTTGAGTATCAACAAGACCCTCGCTCATTTGAGAAAGGATAACTTGCTTTTGATAACCAGCGAGTTTATTATTAAGATCAATATTACGCTCAATCTGTTCGTTTAAGCGACCTTCCATTTCACAAAGCTCCTCAGTCATTGTTTCAACAACATCGACTTTCTCTTCTGGGAGATTGAGGTAGTTTTCTTCAAAAACTTTTTTGAGACCACCCATGAACTCTTCAGCGATCTCAAGCTTGAGACCTGCATCGAGTGCAACTTGGTTCTCTTCTACCCAAGTGGTGATTGCATAGTTGAGTGTTTCATCAACTTTCTCTGCTAAGGATGCAATCTCCTCTTGTAGTTTGGCGGAGAACTGCTCCTCTAGAGTTGAAGCAATAGCAGTTACTTGCTCTTCGATGCGTGTCTTAACAGCAGCTTCAAAGATTGTGGTTGCTTTTGCTTTAAACTCTTCTGAGAACTCTTCGCCTTCAGTAAGGGCAGCAACATCTTCCGCAGCGGAATAGTTGATTGCTTCCATACCAAATACTTTTGTATTGTTGGGACCATTCTCAACGCCATAACCAGATGACTTAACCGAGAAGCCCGAATCTTGGTGCTTGCCGCGTGTTTGTGCATCAGCAACTTTTTTGTTGTGCTTAGCAGCTTTTGCTCCAGGATTGTCCTCACCCTCTGGATCTTCAAAATCAGAACCACCGTTATCTTCTTCTGATTGCCCAGGAGCAAGAGAAGTTGGTAGTTCAAATCCTGAGTCTTTGTGACCGCCGCGTGTTTGCGCGTCGCTTACTTGACCAGTAACGGGTTGCATGTATTGACCGATACCAGATGATTGACCAGGAACAATAGCTGGGGAGAGAGCACTCGTCATTACATCTGACTCAGTTACAAGCTCCTCAAACTTTTCGTTTAAGTTATCTGACATTTGAGATTCCTCGTAATACTTACTATATGTTTATTCTATGATTATTTATGATATTATAAATTTTGTAAGAAATGATTGAATGCTTTCAACGATCTCTCCTCAAGATTTTTTCTGGTAGATTCAGAAATATATCTGTGATATTTAGCAATATTAACTTCCTTAATAATGCCATTTTCCCAAACCCACTCTTTACCTTCCATGATTCCGTTCACAAATGCGTCGGGCGCGGAAGGGTCTGCTACAATATCAGCAGCAGTTGCGAGCATGAAATCATCACGGACATAGTTGGCACCGTTCTTCTCTTCGATAGAACCCATGCCTCTAGAAGAAACGCCAAGTTTAACTCCCGAACTTAGAAGAGATTTGGCAATGTTTCCCATTGGTGTGTCTAGGATTTGTGCTTTTCCAATAAAGTTTGAACCCTCTGCTTTGAGAGAAACAATCTTATGAGATACGCGATCTAGATTTACAGTAGGACCATCGGGATGACCTAGTTCACCGAGAGCACGACCAGCAGAAACATACTGTTCATTATATCTACCAACTTCACGCTCAAGAACACCGAATGGATAAACACGACCATTTCGGTTTTTCAAATCTGCCTGAAGGAATACACCTTCGATGTATAGTAGTTTTTTTCCGTTTGCTTCTTCTTCGAGGATTTGAATATCTTCGATTGCTTCGGTGATTAGTTTCATTGGTCTGTTTCCTCTGATGGTGTTTCTTCTACCTCCTCTTCAGGAGATTCTGGTTGATCGAAAAAAGAATGAGCAACAACTTGTTTGTAATCTTTCATTGCTTCTGCTGCTTTTCCATAGAGGATGTCAGCAATTTTATCGAGTGCTTGAACTCTATTACCGTCACGGACGGCGTTTACGACTTCAATAGTATCCATTTGATTTACCTATAATAAATTATTTATTTTTCTGATGTTTTAGGTTTGGGTGCAGCTACTGGAGCAGGAGGTGGAGGAGGCAATGCCCCCACTTCCAAAGTTGCTGCATTCATTAGGTTTGTGTGGATTGGATCTGGAATCTTGCCTTCCGCAATCTCATTCTCCATTTGCTTAGTAATCTCGTCATACTCAGCATCAGTTTGCATTAATACTTGACGACGAACATGTTCAATGGAGTAATACTTTCCTAAGAAAGGATCCAAAGCAGTTGCAACTTGTAAGCGATTGCCCATTAGTTCTGCTTGCTTAAGTTCTTCAAAATGATTATCAAACTGATAGTCATACTGAATGTGCTCTTGCATTTGCTCCCAATCTTCTGGGGCAATGATTCCTTTCAGAATAAGTTGTGTTCTTAAAGTGTCGTGGAATATAGTGCTAAATCTTTTGCGAAGTCTTCCGATCCACTTGGAAAACTTAAGTTCATCTCTTAGAATCTCAGATGAACGACCAAGTGAGAATCCTTGGTTAGCATCATCTAGACGTGATGGTGGAAGGTTAAGTGAGTTGTACAGTTTCTTTTTGAAATATTCAACATCCTTAAGTTCTCCCAGATTTTGACCACCAGGCAGAGTTGTGATTTCAGTTCCTCTGCCACCTTCACGACGAGGGAGCCAAAAGTCCTCAAGCATACTCATATGCTTTTTGTCGTCGCGGATTTCTCCAGTGGCGGCATCGTATACAAGTTTGTTGCGGTAACGTGCCATTACCTCTCTAAGGTATTGCTCTGCTTTTACCTTTGGGAGATTGCCTACGTCGATGTAGAAAATACGACGTTCTGGTGCGCGTGAAAGTCTGTAGATAACCAGCGCATCTTCAATCATGCGAAGCTGGTTGAGTGCCTTGATTGCTTTGTGTAAGAAACTCAACGTCATTTTTTTGTTGAGATCTTGAATGCCAGAAGGAACATATGTAATAGCATCAGCAGCAATCTTCATGCCATTTGCCATGGCATTACCATCGAAGTTTGCGCTTGTAATATATCCTTTTGGATTGTAAAGGAAGTACTCAATAAACTCACCGAAGTTATATTGAAGTGCTGTGCCGCGAGTCTCCTGACTCATTACTTCTTTCTGGTCTTTATTTTGAACTTTGACCTTCTTAATTTTCATCGGGTCAATATATCTCAGTTCAAGAATACCAGCTTTAGGATTGTTTAAATCGATTACTTTGTGGTAATATAGTCTACCGTCAATATACCAGTTTCTGAAAATCTCGTGTGAGCGAGAATCAAAACTCAATAAACGTTTGATGTAGTTAAACTCTTCTCTGATTTTATTTTTAATACTTTCACTAACTTGTAAGTTAGATAGTTCTATTTGAACTGGGCTGTCATCCAAATCGGATGCGATAGTTTCATTAACGATTTCATCAATAGCAGAATCGACTTCTGGATGTAGTGCCATGTCTCTGTATCTGCGAATGAGTTCAAACTCATTGCGAGCGACACCTTCAATGTCTACATACGAACCAAAGTAACCGCCTGCTACAGCGGTTACTCCATCGTCTGCATTTGGTGGGATAGGGGATTGACCTTTTAATCCCCCCTCCTGCTTAATAGAAAATCCAAATAGTTGACTCATTGTTAAATGGTTTCATGATACAACTATTTATCAAGCACCAGCAATGACATTTGTGTAAGGATCAGAATCTCCGCGAGTCCAGTACTGAAGTTGGAACTCAACTGTGAAATCTTCAATCTGATCATTACTATCATATGCGAGGTCAATCTGAGAAATATTGGTTGGGAAACAACCCCATAGTTTGTATACAGTTTTAACTTCACCACCTGCACTGTTATCTCTTTCTAGTTGCTTGACTAGCAGATCTGCTAGATAACCACCAGAAGTAGATGGAAGAACGAGGCTTGCGCTGTTCTTCTCGTGTGCGTTGATTGCTTCCATCCACTTCTCCATAGCTCCGCGAATAGCGAAGTTTCTGTCGTTGATGAAAGTTGCTGTCCATGTATCGAAAGTTCTATCACCTGCAATCTTTACTGTTCTTCCTCTGAAAGGAACTTCAATAACGCCTAAGTTTGATGCTGGTAGAGCAGCTGCTTTACACATCAATCCACTTAGTTCGTTAGTTGCGTCTGATGCAATATTTGTATCATTTGGGAAGTTGAAATCAACTTCATATAGATTGGGTCTTACACCATTCTGTACGTTTGATAGAAAAGTGTTAATGCTACTTGTTACTGCCATTTTTAGTTACCTCTTTTAAAAGTTGTTATTGTTTATTATCTACCGACAACTTCAGCAAATGAAACGCCAGTTCTGGTAGCAACAAAAGTTAGTGTGATGAAGTTAATCGACCTTGTTGGTTTGATGTAAATATCAGCAACAAACTCATTTCTATCAATAACATCAGGGGTATTATTGCTTTCATCGCAAACTACTAAGAAGTCAATAACTCCTCTCTTAGATTTAACTTCAGTTAGATAAGAGCTAACTGCATTTGCAAATGTTGCTCTAGTTGCTTCGTCGTTAAGTTCAAATAGAACATTCTTTGCAAGATTGCCAACTCTTCTTTCAATAGCCAAGAATAAACGACGAACATTGATGCGATCAAAAGCACTTGGGGTTGCTAGAGCAGTCTTATCTCCGAAGAGAACTACACCTTGACCTGGGAACGATGTGATAGGATTGATTCTCTTTTGATAGAGTTTGTCTCTATCTGTCTTTCCAGGTGTATATGCTAGTTTAACAACGTTTCTTAAGTTACCTCTTTGGGTTCCAGCGGGTGAGTACCAATCTTCTAGAATCTCTGAAGTTTGTACACATAAACCTGCTACATCTCCACAGCAAGGAACATAGCGATACACATCATTATATCTGTCGTAAATATACTTATAACCACTATCAAAAATGGTGTAAGAGTTGCTAGTTCCTAGTTGATCGAAGAAAGAAATGATTGCATCTCTTTGATCTTGAGAAGAGGTTAATCCAACAAAGTTATTGTATGGAGAAACAAAAGCAACGCAATCTTTTCTTGAAGTTGCGATTGAGATAGCTGCCTGAGCCTTAGTTACAGTATCGTTTTGATTTCCTAAACTGCCGCCAGATATAATAAAATTGATATCGATTGATTCTGTGTCTGCAAAAACATCATAACCATCAGTGTAATCTGATACAGCAGCACCGTAATCATCTTCTCCACCACTTAATGTTTCTGTGGCAACTCCTGCAGTTAGTGTAAATGTGTCTCCAGCATATACATATCTTGATTTATTTGCTAAAACATTAACGTAATAAATCGATGCTCCTTCTGTGTCAGTAGCACTTGTATTTGTAGACACATATTTAAATAGTTCTAGTAAGTTATTATCTGAATCTAGAACAGCGATGTGACAAGCACCGTTATCGGCATACTCAAAATCTGAAGCAAATGCTGACCATAAAACATCATTGCCTTGAGCATCTTCGTAGATAACTGCTGTTTCGTAGTTTGCAACAGATTTTCCGATGATAGCAATCTTTAATCCATTTGCCCAGGCACCAGCAGTTTTTGCTGCAAACAACCAGTTATATGTCGTGTATTGTGAATCGTATTGTTCTCTGGATTTAATCAATACTCCAGTGCCATCATCGGTAGCATTGATTGAATCTGTTGCTGCAATACGAACGATTAGTAGTTGACCGCCGTAAGCTAAAAATGTAGCGGCAGTGAACCAATCTTGATAGTTATTATTGTTTGGACCACCAAACGTATCTAGAAGTTCTCTCTCTGATGCAATATTAGTAATAACACCAACTGGTCCTTTTTCAAACAATCCTACAAGTGCTGCAGTATTTGCTTGAGTATTGACAATAGTTTGTGCTGTTAGATCACGCTCTCTAAGAACAATTCCAGGTGATACTTGACCTGCCATGTTTTTCTCCTCGTGAAAAGTAGTTCATTTTAATCTAAAAGTATTTATGAAAATGGTTATTTCAAATCCAAAAAATATGCATGAACAGTGCATGAACTAGTTACCAGTCAGGATATTCCCATGTATTTGGGGATTTTTTATTTGCCATCAATCTCTTGATAGTGCAATCTTTACACTCATAAGAGTATGACGAAGGTAAATGTCTCTTTGATTTTCTTATAATATAATAGTCATCTAAAAGATCTTTGATCTCTCCACAACATCTACATGTTCTTTCTTTAAACAATAAATGTTCCAGTGAAAACTGATCTTCGATGTCCATCAGTAACCCAACATATATTCTACATCTGCAAACGGATTGCCGTATCCATCTGTATACCAAACGTTTCCGTCTTCATCAACAAATTTTTCTTCTTCGTCAATGATTCCATCTGATATAAATCCGAAAGGTGCCATATCTTGTTCAATCTGATTCTTCTGTTCTTCGTAGATACGCTTGCGAACATCGTTATCAGTCATCTCCCTGAAGTAAGGTTGAACCGCCAACCACGAGAATAGAACTAGACACATCACAAGGTCATCGTTATATCCATCGTCAGCTTCAAACGATTGATTCTTTTGAATAAATGTAGTGAGTTCACTGATAATCTCATAGTCTGAGATTAATAGTTTATCGTCTTCAATCAATGTCTTTAAGTTTGAGCACCCAACTTTCTTAGTCACCTTCGACATCTTCAGACCAAGTTGAGATTTGGTGCCAGAGAATCCTTGACCAACAATCTGACCAGCTCTACCACGCATGGCACACATTAGAATGTTTGGATACTCTAAATCGTAATGAAGAATATTAGTTACCTGCTCACCGATGTCATTGACTTCTGCTAGAATATATGCTTTGTTATAGTTTTTGCCAACCTGTTCAATAATGTTGGGGAATAGGATTGGTTTGATTTCGTTGTTTCGATACTTAGCAACTATCTTCCAGGGTAGTGTGGTAATATCGAATACGACAAAAGCGGAGTAATCATTGTTGGTTCCACGGGATACATCGACTGTCATGATGTAGTCGTGATCTTTCTTTGCTTCCTCGTATACCTTTAATCCTTTGCTATTATCTTGTATAGGGTCTTCAAAGACCATTGAACGCAACTTAGCAGCCGAGATAAGCGTATCAACTGATCCTAGGAACTCACACTCAAACTCCTGCGTGAACTGCCTCTCGGAGGTGTTCCTGATCGTCTCTTCCTTCCACTTCTCATCTCTGCCAGGAACTGCACTCCAATGAACTTCAAGGGGCACGTAGCCGTTCCTGCCGCGCTCTGCGTCATGCCACAGCTTATAGAACATGTTCATACCCTGTGGGGTGGAAATGATAATAACCTTTGTGGTCTTACCAGACGAGATGGTAGGATATACGGACGAGAAGAACTGTTCCGCCATGTGGTTAGGAACGAACGCAAACTCGTCAAGGAAGATGATGTTGAAAGAGTTTCCTCGCACAGCAGATGATGAGGTGGATGCTGCTATAATCTTGGAACCATTATCCAGTTCCATAGATCCTTTGTTCCATGCTACAATACCTTGCTGCATCCACTTCGGTAGATTCTCATATGCTAACTGCAAACGAGACAGAAGTTCTCTTGACGTTTCTGCTTTGTTTGCTAGAATAGCAATCTTGATGTTGTCGTTGAATACTGCGTAGTGCAACAGGTAGGAAATAACCGTTGTCGATTTTCCTGTCTGTCTTGGAAGTTTGGCAATATTAAATCTGTTATTATGAAAGTTTTCAATCAGTTTCTCTTGGAAATCATACATCTCAAAAGGAACAAGACCTTCATCAAGTGAGATGATCTTTACATAGTTCTTTGCAAAGTAAACAGGATCATCTTTGCATTTAATAAACTCTTCGACTTGATCCTTTGTAAAACTAATAGCGGTATTAGCTTTCTTTAGATTAGGATTACCAAGATATACTGCATCACTCATTTGCTCTACTAATATCCTTTTCGATTTCTTGCATACTATTTAATCTCTTTTCCCACCCATCGCCTTTGGTGGTTCCTTGTGCTGGATTGATACAAGTATCATCTCCAAACTTATCACAAACTAAAGAAGCGAGTTCAGTTTCATTTCCCCTCTTATTTGTGCCAGCCCAGAAGTGTTGCCCTCCAATCCAGCAAGCCCCACATTTAGGGCAGGTTTTGGTATCCATGTGTCTTACCTTGAGACGGTAATGTTATTATATAGGATACGAAGTGTTTGTCAAGTAACAAATGATATACTTTTGTCAGCAGTTCCAAGCTCTTAATGATTTAGATAGACGATCTTCTCCAGTGTTATTTTTATCTTTCTGTCTCTTACGCATTCCTTTCATTCTTGCACAGAATGACGCCCTGCGGGGATTTCCAACCTTCTTTGAAGGTGCTTTAAGGTCGCTTCCAGGATTCTCACGTTCATAGGATTTACGTCCTTTCTCGTTGAGTCCACCGTTTTTATTTTGACCTTCCTTGCGAGTCCATGCCGACTCGCCTAGAGACTTTTTTTCAGTTTCCTCATTCTTGCTGGACATATAGTTTGCAGCTGCATCCATGTAGTCTGTAGCAAGAGTCACCTTAGATTGAACCCATGCTGGGACTTGCATGGTTGGAGACTTGATAACTTCTCTAAGTCTCTTGCAATGCATCTCAAGTTGATCTAGTTGAGATAGAATCATGTTACCTTCATCATCCATCTCTTTACCCATAGCGATAGCGATATGATTTTCGCAAATCTCTCGCATCTCCTTAACGGTTCTTTTCTTTTTGTGTTGTGCCTTTAGTTCTTTTTCCATCTTAAGTAAGTGAGTATAGTAATCTGGGAACTCATCTAAATGCTGAAGTGCAATACCATATGCTTCCTCGTGGGTAGTCACATGCTCGCGTTCTACAGTTGAACCAACTTCTGCCTGTTTGATAATAGTTTCAACAGACACGCCATGCTTCTTAGCGATTTTTTTTTCTGTAGGAACTTTCTTTTTCATTAGTAAATCTCCCTCCATTGTAGAGTAGCAGCAGCACTAGCAGTGTTATTGCCAGTAGAAACAATTGTTCGTATAGATACAATGAATATCTCTGAATCAGTTGAATCAAAATTTTGAACAATAGTATTTTTCTTTGCTGATGTAAGTTCACCAGAATTAACTGGGGATAATGAGTTTTGTGAGTTTCCTGCTACAACAATACCAGAAGCAAAGACATCTAAGTTAGCTCCAACAGCAAATGACGTGGCATTTCTACAATACTCAACACCGCTACTATCATCAACAGGAGTCCATACAAGACCACCAACATCTGTTGTTGCCAACGCAGAAACATTAGGTACTTTAATTAACTCATAATAAACATCACTAGTAGACACATACATGCTAATATTGTTTGGTCTTACTGTGATTCTATTTGGATAACCTTGGAAAGTATTTTTTAAACGGATTGCCAAAAGAGGTAATCTTGTTCCAGCAGTAGTAGATGTAGTTCTAGCAGAACCAGAGTTTGTTGACCAGTCAATACCACTTTCAATATATCCACCTTCAGACATTACAGTGGCACAAACTTGCTTCATTGAACCACCTGATGTAGATCCAGTATTTTTAATCTCACATCTTACAGGTAGATTGGGACTTGAAATATAAACTTCGTCAAGTACGTTTGAGTGGTAATATTCGTGTGCCAAAACAATTTGTCCATTATGAACAAATCCACAACGAACCCTACCAACTCCAAGCCACTGAAAGTCAATATAAATGAGTTGAGTTTTTGAAGTATTGATATTAAACTTGGAAGGACCAGTTCCATCACAAGGATCAATGTTCCATTCTGATTGTGGAACTCTTCTCTTGTAATCCCCTACATTCGCTTCACTAACACTACCACTAACATAAGAACGAATCACGAAGTTTAGTGTGCCATTATCTGTGCCGTTAGAAGTAGGACCACCAACTTGCTCAAAGTAGATACCATCTCTGTCATCAAAGTATCCAGTTCTTTTAGTTACATTCTGCTGAGCGTAACCGAAAGTAATGGAACTAAAAATCAGTTGAGATTTACCTGGCTGATAATGGTGGTAAAATTTTGATTGATGAACAGCACGAGAAGCAGGGTTTGAAGATGTTGCCAATGTTCCCATTGCTTGATTTGTTGGGAACGTAATAGTGCCACCATTCTCCAACTTATCTAAGAAGTTTGGATCAACAGCATAGATGTGCTTGTAATCACCGAGAGTAAATAAACTAGAAGTCCTCGATCTACCGAAAGCATCGGAAGCTGTAGAACCAGTACCAGCAGTAAGATTGCCGAAGTTATCGGCAAGCATAACTACTTCAAAATTTGTTTTTTCCTGTGGTAGAAAATCTTCGTAATGCTTACTATACTGTGCCATTATCCTAGGTACGCAACTTTAGTAGCTGAGACATTATCAGTGCTGTCAACTTTAATCTTTTGAGCAGCATCTTTATTAATAATAACAGGAATGCCAACAGTTAAAGCAAAACTACCAACCACCGTAGTGCCATCTGATTCATATAGAGAAACTGTTCTGGTTGAAGCTTCTGCGGTTAAATCTGAATGTGTGTTGTAAAGATACACATCGGTTGCTTTACTAATATCACTTGGAGTTGTTGTAAGCGTTTCCGCTTCAGCAAGAATCTTAATCCTCATCTTATTTACCGTTTATTTTCTATTTATTCTTGGCAGCATCTTTAATCATCTTTTGAAGATCTGCCGTGGTGCCAATAAACATTGTGTTATTGACTGTGGTTGGTGTTGATTTTTTATCTTCTTTACCTAGATTTTTCATCTTGTGTTGGAGGTCGATCAACTTATCAGTCATGTCTGAGACCTGCTTCATAGCGTTCACAGCGACCTCATACGCTCTAGGGTGCCCCGACTCCTGCGCGACCTCTAAGGCACCTTGCACCGCCTCCTGACCCTGTGATATGAGTCTATACAGCTCACCCCTGGTGTATTCATAATCCTTGTTGGCATCAACACTGACTTCACTGTTTGCTTGTGTAATCATTTCAGTTGTTTGTTCAATCGGTGCTATATCAAAAATCTCTTCCATGTTATCTTCAAACTTGCTCATAGTAGTTCAATACCTTCATTAAATCCAAAGTCATCGTCTGGCATTAATAGTTGATCATCTAAGTTATCAACAACACCATCATTATTTTTATCTTCTAGTGCTGACGCTTCCACGTCATAACGAAGAATCCTTCTATGCTCTTGGTAATCACCGAGACTTTCAAATACCGTTGCTTTTCTGATGATAGCGGCATCAGTAACTGGACCGTACATGTAAGTTTTTAATGTGAAATCTAAAGTATATGTTATACTTCTTCTTCTCATCATATCATCTTCATAGTCATCTTCATATGAAATGCCATTTAAAATAACTGGTAAATCTTTTTTCTCTTCCATTTCTGGAATCATCATAACAGTAACGTTGAATGATGGTTGAAAAAATGGTAGAATCTGCTCTAGAATCTGTAGAGCATCATCCTGAGTTTTTGATAGAATACCTAGTTCAAAACGAAGATTATATGGAACAGGCATAAACTGAACTTTTACATTCTCTCCATCATCATTTACTTTATATTTTTGAATAGGTGAAGTTTTTCTTTGGGCGTCATATGTAATGTCAGTCATCTCAAATGAGATGCGAGGCATAGTAACGCTGACTTTTCTTTCTGTGTTTGGATCCTGTTCTAAACGAGCTAGAAACTTACTCTTAGGACCATACGCGAGAGGAACTTTTTCTTGACGTATAACTTCTCCTGTATCTGGATCACGTTTAACAATTTGAATATTATTAAAAAGTGTGCCAAATGCTTTGACGTTTTTCTTTATAATCTCGTGATAATAATACTGACCTAACATTAGAATACTCCCATATCTCCAAATTCACCAAATGGATTTCCTTCACTAAAGTCAAGAATCTCATCGGCTTTGTCTTCGTAATATTTATTCTGTGCATTATCAAAATCATCAATCTCAAAATCAATCGTAGAGAATGTATCTACTTCCCAAGATGCACCACTATCTACTCCTATGAGTTCTTCATTTTGTCTGAACACACCATTAACATAAGTTAAATCTAGTTTTCTAGATGGCGCATTCCATGCAGCAACTGTTGCTTTTACCATAACAGCAGTACCATCTACTATGTATGTTTGTTCAACTTCTTCGCCAATCGTGTAGTTGCCAACACCACCAGTTTTTAAATAAACTGGAAATACATAGTTTTCTTTTTTTGGATCATCTATTTCTGGGTTGCCAGTATCAAACATGTTGTCGGCATTTTCTAACAACTCACAAGTTAGGGCAAAGATATAGTTTTTACCTAACTGATAAAAAGGAACTTCTCTTTCTACAAACTTGATTTCATAGATGTTTTTAGTCATTGGAACATACAATAAATCACCTTCATTAGGTCTACCAGGAACACTGGTGGAACTCATTAAATCTGGTTTAAGAGACCACTTTCTTTTTGATACAGCAAATGTAACTTCATCCGAAAGTTTCAATCCAAACTTGCTCATGGCAACAGCACCAGATCCACCAAAACCTTCTACATTGATTAGCATCATTTCTATCAGATGAGCTTCTTTAAACTCATTTAAAATAACATCATTAAGTGATCTATCAATCAACATTTCTTTTGGAACATAAAAAATATCCATACCAAACAGGTGTATTTGTTCGTCTACCAAATCTTGTACCAGATTCTGTTCGGTATTTACACCACCGTATTGTGGAAAATATACGCTCTTAGACATATTATCCTATTGCATCGAGAGGTGGAAGTTCGTAGTCGCTAATCATCTTAGATTCGATTTCATCTATTTCTCTGATAGCATCTTCAAAAATTTGACGACCGTTGATTTGAACGCCACCAGGAAGTTGAACATTGTTAAACTTGATTAGATTTTGCCCCCACTGTTTCTTGAATAGTGCAGTGACATATCTTTTCAAAAACCAATCATTCCATATCTTTGGAGAATCAGTTGGATTTAAAAGACGATGACATTCAACAATGAAATAGTTATCTTCTTGTAAAACTTTTGGATTGTAATCAATAAAAAGTTTTCCGTTTCTTTTTGTGAAACGACATTGAATAATCGCCCCACTGTTTAAAACCATGTCCAAAGTTTCAAAATATTGTTTAAACATGTAATAGTTAACTAGGTCAACATTACCCAGAGAATATCCAGAGTTCAAAGAAAACATGTCCATTAGAAAATATTGGTTTCCAAAACCAAAAAAGTCAGAACGAAGAGCTGTCATTGATAAAGAAAATACTCTCTCGATTCCAATGATATGATCTGGAAGTTCAATATAGTTATTTCTCTCTTCCCACTCACTGCCATCTTCTGATGTGTGAATAGTATTGCCTTCTCTAAATCTTTCCAGTTCTTCTGCAGTAAACTTATGTTTTAGATAAAGTTTTTCCATGCCGTCAAAATGACGTTCATTAAAATACTGCAAAGCATCATCGATTAGATCTTCTAGTTGATCATCATCTACGTTGATTTCTAATATAGGAGCACCAAGTTTTCTGAGGCAATACTCTTTTAACTCTTCTCTTGTGGCTGGTTTAGCCATAAAAAAATACCTCTAGTTTCCTAGAGGTATTTATAAATCATGTTATTTATTTATCAACTCCAAGTACCAGCAATAATCGATGGGTTAGCTGGACCCATAGCTTGAATCTCAAAGTATGAGTTGGTGCGAGTATTTACAGTTGCGTTAGCAGTATCACTCTTGTTAAACTGAGGAGTTAATGTTCCGCCAGTTGTTGCGTTTGATACGAAGTAACCTTCAAATCTTATCGCACAATCAGTTGTGACAGTTACTGCTTGAGTAACAGCAGTTGATCCAGTTGCAGTTGTATTTTGGAAGAACAATGCAGTTGTAGAAGGTCCATTTGCTCCTATTGAGTTATATCTAAAGTTGGTTGGAGCATTTGAGAATGTAAACAGCAGGTTCCAAGTACCACTTGTGGTAGTTGATTTAGCAAAATAATAACAACCTCTAAATCTGTATAATGTATTTGCTCTTAATGGAGCGGCATCCTGAGTTGTTCCTGAGAATACGTTTCTGACTGTGTTTGTGGTTCCAGTCTGAGCGAAGTCAGCAGCAGCTCTTAAGATTTGTGGCGCGAGGATAATACCTCTTCCACCTTCAGTAGTCGCAGAAGCATAGAAAGCAATCTGGTTATATTCAAAACCACCTTGAAGTGGAAGTGTTAATAGTGCTGCTGCTGTTGGTGTGAATCTAAGAGGAGCTAATGTGGTAGTACCAGCAGGGACAATCAAACTATTTCTTACTGTAGTCGTTCCTGTTGTAGCACCGATAGTTAAAGCAGTTGATGCGTTGCCGATATCCAACTGGGAAATGGTTGGGAATACTAAACCAATACCAGTGGAACCACTGACATTAGTATCGATCATGATTTCTTCAGTTGCTAGAGCACCTGTTCCATCGGTAGCTGCTGGTTTCGAAGCAATATATTTTCCAGGAGCAAGTAAAAGGTTTTCACTAATATTAAATCTACCAGTAGTTGAAGAACCATCATATGATATAGTTTTATCTGTGGTTCCTTTGATAGTCAAACCAGCACCCTGAATAGCAGAATCACCAGTGACGTTTCCACCAGCAAGAATGACGTTTACATCTTCCACGATTAGTTCAGTGGTGTTGATACTGGTTGTCGTTCCGCTAACTTGTAAACTTCCACCAATAATCATATCACCACTAACAGTACTGTTTCCATTTACTGTTAAGTTTTTATTTACGGCTTCAGAACCAACTGTAATATCTTGGTTTGAACTAATAAAGTTACTGTCAACATATGTTTTAACTGCTTTTTGCGTGGGAACGAAAGAATCGCTACTTTCAGAACCACCTAAAGTGGCATCAGCATCAAACTTGGTGACTTCAACGCCAACCTTAGTTCCATCGGCTAAAGCAAACTGTAGGTTTGATAGTCCAGTCAAGTCAAAAGCGGATGCATCGATTGTAGATCTACCAGTTGCCTGGTCAATCTTGAAGAACTGTCCTACCTTGAAGTTACCATCTTGGTTGGTAGTTACATAATAAATTCTAGCTGGAGCGATGAAGTTGGTTTCTTTGGTTTCATCTGGTCTGATAGTAGGTTCATCTGGGAAGTTGGTTGTAGCAATACCACCAGTGCCAATCTCAAGCATGTCGTGACCAGTTAGACGAATCTGACTGTAACGATAACGAATCTGAAGACGATTGCCACTTCCTTCCGACACAGACTTAACGGGGAAGAATGTTAAGATTGCGGTTCCAGGATTAGTTGAAGTCTTCAGATCTACTCTGAAAAACTCATTGTCGATCTTAATAAAATCATTTTCATTAATTGTTTTCGTTGCTACTCCTTCTTGGTCTGTGAATGAGAATACAGGAAGACCACCATTTCCAGTTAAAGAACTGTATGAAAGAACGTTAGAAAGATTTGTTGAGTCTTGTCTTAATGTAGTTACTGGAGTGTATTTAACTACAAATCTAACTACAGCGTTTTGTGGAAAGTTTGGTGAGTCTTGGTCGGCGTGCTCTTGGGCAATAGTTCCCTCTTGTGCTCTTACAACAGTTACATAGCTATTAAACTGATCATCTACAACTGCTGTTGGTAGCATTAACTCATTACCTACTAGTAGATAAAGAGTTGTTGATGCAGTATTGTATGTAGCAAGAGCTGCTGTTACTCTTTCTGGATTTAAAATATTAATGTTAGTTGCTGAAGTTGAAGTTAATAACTGACCAGGATTATCAATAAGAACTTGATTATTTGTTCCTGTCAATAAACTATACAGTGTAATATCAGTTCCACCTACATGTGTTTCAGCGGGTCTATTAACACCAGTTGGAAATGTTCCAGTTTTGGCAATAGGAATAGTTACTACAGTATTTTCTAAACTTGCTGTTCTTGTTACGTCAAGAACTTTAAATGTAGCTGATGGACCATCACTGTAGTTTTCAATTTCTTGAATAACATAGTTAATACCATCAACACTATCAGAAAATGTTACTGCACTAGTAATCTTTGGTTTTTCTGGTAGATTAATAACAGCAAACTTAGCACCTCTTGTTGCTCTGTTTGCAGCACTTTCACTTGGAGATGTGGATGGGAACTCGCTATTTTCAATAACAGTAGATGCTTCTGGAATATTTACTGGAGGTGGATTGTTTGGATCTGATCCTGTAATCTGAGCACATCTTTGACCGTCACCGATAAATCCTGTGATTGGTTCGATAAGAACTTTAGTATAATCATTTCCAGCGAGAACATAAAGAACTCTTGCCTTACCCAATGCAGGTCTAACAGTACCACCAGCACCTAAAGTAGCAGTAGTAGTGGATGCAAACTGCACACCAGTAATAACACCATCTGTGCCAACAATACCAGTAACAGTAAATGTGCCATTAAAAGCACTATTGGATACACCACTGATTGTAATTTGCTTACCAACTACATAAGGATTAAATGGTTTAGTGGCAAATGAAACAGTGGCAGTTGTTCCATTTCCTACAACACCAGTAATACTAGTATTATTTGCCGATCCTTCGTTAGAAATAATAGAACCTACTTGGAAATCTCCATTAATCTTTCCAGATTGAGCAATAGTTCCTAGTACTAAGTTACCATTAACAGTCGCTGTCGCAACTGCTGTTGTGGCATCATTATAGAAGTTTAATTCTGTGCCACGAATAGTTGCTTCAAGTGGAATCTCGGTTGGGTCAAATCCTCTTGCAGAACAACCATAGTTACCCCAAGAGTTGTTTCCACCGAGAGAGCGCATACGAGCACCACCAGAGCAAGCATAACCAATATGAGCGTAGTAAGTAAAGCAAGAAACAATTTCTGAGTTTCCATTGTCCTTACACCAAATCGCAACACCCATTTCTGGGAACTGTGTTACGTTGCCAAATAGTAAGCTTTGGTGACCAGAAGCAAAGTGAGATGGGTGATCTTTTCCTTCATTGACAGAACCATCTACAATAGCGCCAACACCTTTAAATGAGTATGCCGCACAACTGTAAATATAAGGACTCTTAATAATATTCTGTGATACCAGGAATGGATTGATTCTCCAGAAAACGAACCCAACCTGACATTGTGTGATATCAGCAAGTTTGTTTGTTATTTCTTCCTCGATTGTCAATCCAGTTGTATCTGGCATAACAAAACCAGCATCGGGGTCTGGGTTGTTGAATACAAGATCCTTGAGCATCACACCTTCCGAAAGGAAGAATAGAGTTGCTTTGGTGTTATTTAGATTTTCAACAGAAATGATATTTACTTCAGGTGCTGTTCCTAAATCAGTACCGTTTAAGAAAGTATCTGTATCGATAATAGGACCACCAGCAATGGTTTCAACATAAACCATTTTTTTGCGATTTGATTCTCCGCTGCCCACGGGGGTAGCGTCAGTATCAGCAAAGTGAAGAACTCTTGCAGTTCTGGTTGCCCCTGCTAATGTATCAACAGTCAGTGTATCTCCTGGCTTTAATAAACATGTTGAATCAATGATTAATCTTTGAATCTTACTTAAACCTGGACCTGGCTCGATAATAGTTCCTCTACTGTCGTCACCAACAACAGAACAATATGGTGGAACCGTAATAGGACACTCTTCGTCGTATACACCAGCTTTTACATAAATCGTTGCTGGGTTCTGTTCGTCACAACCTTCTTGTGCAGCAATCTGAGTGGCGTACTTAACTGTTCTAAAAGCTCTTCCAATAGAACCGCCATAACCATCAGAAAAATCATCAACGCCATCTAAGTTTACAAAATAAACTTTTCTGGTTTTTGCATTACCCCACCCAGGAATACCATTTTCTGTAGCATAGAGAATCTGACCAGGATCTCCTATGGGCAATCTTGCGTTGGTAGCATTCGCTCTGTAGAGAAGATCACCTTTTGTTGTGATTGTACTTTCTTCATCGCCCCTCGCAACTACAGACCAGAATCCATCTGCATCATTGGTTCCAGGATCTCTTCCTAAGTTATTGTAAGCAATGCTTACATAAGTACTAGAAGCTAGGGTGATTACATCGTTCTTTTGATATGTTGTTTGGTCATCCCAATCACCTTTATAAGATAAACCTTCCGAGATTAAACTCCATTTTAACGCACCATCTCCTGATTCATTTGGAGCAATCCCCGCTACACTCGTAAGCATTTTAACGAATGTGTTTCCACCAAAACGAACTACATCCCCAGGAACGTAAATGGTTGCTGGATTATAAACACCTTTTGAATCAAAACCAATACTGATTACTTCCCAATCGGTGCTAACATAGTTGTTTGGTTGTTTGTCAGTATTAATAGTTTTTGCGGTATATGAATAACCACCAAAAAGAACGATGTCCCCAGGTTGATATTCCGTACTCGAATCCCAACTATCTTCAAACTTTACTGATTCTAAGTAAAGAGTAAACTTAGTAATATCAAATGCTGTCGTTGAAGTATGACCTAGATTGCATAGGTAAATATTGTTTCCATACTTAACAAGATCATTGACTTTATACCAAGTGTTTTGCTGCCAAGTTCCTTTGTTTTCTGTGCCGTTATAAAAAAGATCCCAGTTACCAGCAAAGTTTGTTAGGTAAAAAAGATTTTGGTCGGATGGTGAAGTGTGGTTGTCTTTACAAATGTAAATATTGCCACCATAACGCACAAGATCATTTTTAGCGTAGAAAGTATTTGGTTGCCAAGAACCAGCATTTCTAATACCAGGAACATATAGTTCCCATCTTGGTGTACTTGCGTTGAGATCAACATCTTCCCATTGCTCTACTGAACCAGTAGAAGTGTGGTTAACCACACAAACGTAAGTATTACCTCTGAATGAGATAATATCGTCCAGAACATAGGCGCGGTTTGGTTGCCATTCGCCAGTCCAGTTGAACTTTAGTCTACCTAATCTAAATTCAGCCATTTTTATACTTCCTGAGATTAACGTGGTGATTGTGAATAATCATGGTTTCCGAACTTGGCAACCAAATAACCTTGATCATCGATATAGTAAGAGATTTTTCTCGCATCAAATCTATACTGTTGATATTTATCAGATGGGGAGTTTGAATATGTTTTTACCAACTCATCAACATATAAATGTAAATCTGATTGAGATGATTCTTCTTTTATAAAAGTGGAAGAAACAATAATCTCATCACCCACGCCAAAATCTTCGCCACCATTAGTTACATTAATGTCACTAATAACCCCATCAGAATCTCTTGTTATAGAAACTGATAAATTTTTTCCTTTTTTATTGGATACTAATCCATTAACTACATATGTTTCATTTGCTTCTGACGCTAACTTAGTTCCTCCTGTAATAAGTTTCAGTCTAAGAACAGGTGCTTTTGCGTCAACATTATCTACTCCATCAAGTAAATCAGACAACTGTGTGTTTTCTTCGTTGAAAACATCAATGGTTCCTTCATCTGTGGGTCTTAGTGTATTGTAATACAACATACCTTCAGAATCTCTTCTAAGTGCATGAAAATACCAACTAGTAGTGGTTCTTATTACACTACTAATATCTCCACTTCCACCACCGCCGCTGCTACTACCAGAACCAGATAAATCACTACTTAAATATAGTGCCATTTATTTTTCTCCTATCTTGGGAATACTCTCCAATATTGACCATCCCAAACTACTCTAACAATAGCGTTAGATAAATCAAAAACATATTCATTATCTTCAATGTTTGCTAAGTTAATAAAAGAAGCAGAACTATTTGCGGGAATCAATCTTACAAAATTTATACCCCAAGTTCCTTTAGCATCAATAAACTCAATACCTTCTCCATCTTCTACCACAGGCAATCCTGTAGAAGGATCAATTGCACTAGTATCTGGTAAAGTTATTTCTATAGTATTATCTGATGTATCTACCAAATATAATCCTTGTGATTCTGCATTAAAATCAGAATCATATGGAACATATCTAGGAAGACCATTAAATGTGTCTGCCCACGTCATCCCATCGCCAGTAGCTTTCAGGATTTGTCCCTCGTTACCACCAGAACCGTTTACGATCATTGTGCCAATGGCATAAAAATCGTCTAAAGTTTTATTCTTTAGAGTATCCGTGGTATTTCTTGCTACTAAAGTATCAGTAGAGTTTGGTATGGTAATGGTTGCAGAACCAGCAGTAGCGACAAGTTGATTGCCACTTAACTTTAACGTATTAGAATCTGCGCTATCAAATGTGAGATTTCTTAGCTTTCGGTCAATACTGATAACCTCAGTATTGATAATGGATAAACCATTTTTAACCGAAAAATTTTTATTTTCTAGCGTCATGAAGGTTCACTTTCCCCCCCACATAAGGTTTCATAGATATTTATAAAAAAAATCCCTCCGCGAGGAGGGATTGAAAAATATGTGAAAAATATCACGCAACAAAAGTTCCAATACTTCCAGCAGGCAATCTTCTTACAGTGTAGAAACTGCCTCTCTGCAGTGTAATACCGTTAGCAGAAGAAGTGACACGCAAGCGAATATTTCCAGCAGTAGTTGCGTTTGCTAAGAAATAAGACTTCACAACATGGTAATGGTTACCAATCGCCATTGAAGCAGATGCTGGAAGTGCTAATGAAGCTGCGTTGGAAGAACTGACATGTTGACCAACCACACCAGCGTTTTGTAAACCTTGAGAACTTAATGCAGCATATTGCCAGTTTTGTGTGCTGACTAATGTGTATGTATGTGTACCAGCAGTAGTGGTGCGAATCCAATACATGTGATATTCAATCTCATAGTATGCACCAGCAAGGAAAGGAAAACTACTTGTTGCAGGGAATGCATCAATAATAGCAGTACCAGTAATAGCAGTATTGTTTGCTGTTACTTGATATCTATTTAATGTCTCTACATACTTTTTGCCGTTAGCAGTATCTGCATTCGTCAAATAAAACTGTGTGCCGTCATACTCAAACGCACCCGCTGTTGCGGTTGTCAACAAAGAACCTACAGTAAACTGGATTGGAGCTTTAGATGTTGTACCTGCCAGTGGTTTTAAAGCACTATCATTGACGATAACAATATCACCTGTTCCATTACCAGACAATCTCAAATCAACGTTAGTTTCTCCAAAAGATTGAATCAGTGGACCAGTAGTTCCAGTTGCAGCGTTGGTAATCTTAACTTCATTAACAGCATTGGCAGTTACACCAAACTCTAAAAGTTCATTGCCATTACTATCTGCAATGAATCCAGTATCAACAAATCTAGGTGCAGTTAAGGTTTTGCCAGACAGTGTTTGAGTGCCATCAATAGAAACAATATCACCTGTGTTCGTACCGCCGATTGTTTTGCCTAAAACTGCAGATGAAGAAAGAACTACAGTGCCATTGATTTCATAAGCCTTTCCATTAGCAAGATGAAAATCTTCGGTACAGTTAAATCTACTGTTAGCATGATTATATTGAATACTAATACCAGTAGTTCCTAAAGTAAAACCGCCAGTATCAACAGTAGCGGAAGTTGTCTGACCATCACCCAAAACAATCAAAGGATCATTGAATGTTACTGTAGTTGAGTCAATGGTAGTAGTAGTTCCGAGAACTTCTAGGTTACCTTTGATTTGAACTGTACCAGTGTCATCTCCAACTGTAGCTGGATCAATAACAAGTGTTCCTGGTCCCTGAATCTGAACTCCAGTTCCGAGAACGAGGTTACTATTTACAATGCCGTTAATAGTAACAGTATCCGAAGAATCGCTTCCGAGGATAACGTTGCCATTTGCATCTAGGGTGGTGAAAGCACCGCTGCTTCTGGTGGTAGCTCCAACAGAAGCATTATTGATTGTTCCACCATTGATGGCGGGTGAGGTGAGTGTTTTATTTGTTAGGGTTTGTGTAGCGGTTCTACCAACCATTTCCTGCCCACCAGCAGTCACGCCATCGTGTACTACGACAACCTTTTTATCAGTATCAACAGTTACCTCAGCAAGAGCACCCGTAAAGGTGCTATGCTGAGTTGTAGTCCCCCTTCTAAACTGAACTTCTTTCGTCATTTTTCTGTGTTACCTTTATTAGATATTTATGATTATGCCTGTGATTCAGACCAAGTGATTCTTGACGATAGGGATAGTGGTGAGTTAACCGTAATACCAGAGACGTTCAGAGGAGCAACGGCAACCGTTAGAACGTCTGGTCCGTCAGGGAATACACCATCACCGCCGAGGACTGAGTTACCTAGCGATAGTAGGTTATCAATATCTTGGTTAAACACGTTAGATAGTTTCTTACCACTTGCCTCAGTAGAACCACCAGAAGCACGGAAGGTAAACACGGTCGTACCACCAACCACAGTATCATCGTTTTGGTGTGAAATATATTGACACAATGAAGGTCTTCCTACATTCTGCCAGTTGTATTGACTCAATGCGCCATTTAGAATGAGGCGAATCTCAATATCGTGGGTTGTGAGTGTACCAACTGTTTGTAGAGCAAGTTGCATTCGGTTGATGATATCTCTCACACCAACGTTACCAATGAGACCACTATCAACAGAAGGAGCAAGACGAACAGAAATCATCGGAATCAATGAAGGAATCGGAGTATCCGTACCAACTGTATGCGCTAGTGCCGATGATGTAGAAGCAGCGATGAAACCAGTTGTTCCTGGTGGGTTGGTATTCTGTGCAGCTGCTGTAGCAGTGAAGAAGAAGTCAATATCAGCACTACCACCACCAGTGTTGAGAACACGGAAAATCCTTGCTTGCCCGCCAGCTAAAGCAGTTACTGCCGCAATAGCGGTTGAACTGATTTGAGTACCGAATGAAACCGAACCAATCGCAGCGAAACCAGAAGCATCAGTTCTGAATCGGTGAATGATTCTGCTTCCATAACCAGGAACAGATGTCAGAGTTACGTTATAACGGAAGTTGTAGCGGAAGAACTGAGCGTTGTTTCCTTGTGTTGTATTCAAGTCAATAATAGAACCAGTTGATGTTAATGAGAGCTGGAAGTTGGTTGACGTTACGTTCCTTACAAAATAATAAGAACCAGAAGTTAATCCGCCAATATTTGCACCACCACCGTTTTGGTATTGAATAATAGAACCGTTGGAGAATAATGACGAAGCATTTGCTAAAGTGATCCTGTTGTTAACAAGGTCAACACTGGTTGTGGGGATGGTAGATGTGCTAGTTGAAGTTGTTGGGATGGATGTAGTAGAACCATCAGTGTTTACATAAGTATAGTTTCCAGCAGTACCAGTTGTAGTTGTTGAACTACCAGAGAACGATAGTAGTGATGAAGAACCAGTAAAGAGGTATGAACCATCATCGTCATACTTACCATCCATTTGAATGGTAGTACCCCAGTGTGCTAGAGAAGGAGCGAAAGCGGGAACACCAGTGTTAATAACCTCATAACGAGCTGGCATGTTACCTGAACGTAGGTACGCTTCATACTCTTTGTTGTTGTGCTTGAACTCGTGCATGTACTTAACATGACCGTTCTGATCCTTGAATCCGAAACGAATCTTACCTGCACCATACCATGAGTAGTCAATGTAGGCCATCTGAATCCTACCGATGTCTAAAAGATATCCTGTTGGACCAGTGCCATCGCAAGGATCAATGCTAAACTGATTCTGAGGAACTTTAACGTCAATAGTTTTTGTGATAATCGCACGAGTTGTTGTAACTCCCTTATAAGAAGGGGAAACATACATTGTACTGTTTGAAGCAATATTGGTAATCTTATATGATTGACCTCTGATTACAACGTAGTCACCAGGAGATAACTGCTCAAGGAAACGAGTACCTTGACCTGAAATAACTGGACTGTTTTTGGTGGCATTGATAGTACCAGCAATCTGCTGAGTGCTATTTCTTCTTACTGCATATAGAGTTGTGCCATCATACTCCCAGAACATACCATTCTGGGTGTCAAACATACCACAACGAATAGCAGAACCATTCCAGTTTCTAACTTGTAGTTTGGGGAATCCGTTTGCCGAAGTGTCAGATGGTTCTCCATCCATAACGTAAGTAAATGTGGTCAAAGAAGGAACACTCTGAACTGGGAAAGTTCCGTTGTAGTAGTTTACACCCGAGCTAACTTCTGCTTCGGCAACAGTGAATGCCTTGTTGGCAATCAGACCGTGTGGAAGAAGTGTAGTTACCGTAGCAACGCTACCACTTGCTGTGATTGACTGAATCTCAATAGATGGGTTGAAGTTAATAGCGAACTGACATGCTAAACCTTTACCTGACTGGTAACGGAAGTATCTACGTGTCTGACGAATGATTTGTGAGTCAGCACCGTATCCAGCGTTGATTTCAACACCACCGTCAAATGGTCTGTGTAGGCTGAAGCAACCAGGACGCACATAGAGACCAGAAGGAATCAGATATGTTAATCCAGTTAAAGTAGAAGCAGCAGCATCTGCAATCGTTAGAGATGTGTTGGACTTGATAGCAATAATCTCAGAAGCAAGTACAGAACCTGTTCCTAGATTGATGATGATAGTATCACCAACACGGAATGTTGATAGGAATGTGGTATTTGTTCCAGTAACAGTTGCCAGACCACTACTAATATCTACAGTACCAGCACCAGCAACTTCACCTACAACACTAAATGAGGTGAAGACATGTGAAGTTCCAGTACCAACACCAGTAATGTCTCTTGCTGAACCAGCAAGAGCATTCTCGTAAGTATCTGCTAACTTGAATGTATCTTTATCAAGTCTAATGATATAATAAGTATCATTATTTGTTAAGTTTCCGATGGATGTATTTCCATTATTGCTATACTCAATAGCAGTACCAGTTGCAAAACGGTGGTTGGTAATAGTAAATACATCAGTGGTTGTGTTCAACTGAGTTGTTGGATTTAAAGATCTTTGAATCTTTGGAATCTGAGCAGAAACACCAAATGTATATTGAGTTGGTGAAACAACGTTAGATACAGTGTAAGCGCCGTCAAAAGATCCAGCAGTCTGAATATTTAATGATTGTGTTCCAGTACCAGTGGAAGATAAGTTGATTCTAGTTCCACCTGAAGATGCTGATAGAGTAAATCTATCTAATCCAATAACTTCCTTTACATAATACGTTTGAAGGTCAGTTAAACCGCCGATTGTGGTATTGCCACCGTCATCATAAACAAGTTCTGTGCCAGGTACTAGACCGTGGTTTGCCTTGAAGATAGTATCGGCAGTTGGGTTGGTAATAGTCTTAGTGAAGACATGAGCAGAACCAGTACCAAAACTTTCAAGGTCTAAACGGTTGCCAATAGAAGTTGTTTTGAGACCAAACTTAGTTGGGGAACTCAAGTCAACATAGTAACCCTTAGTTGCAGTTCCAAATGCCGAACCAGTTCCAGGGTTTGCTGTTGATGTAACTGTAAATGATGTAGTCCCGTTAGTTGAGGCAATCGTCCAGCTTCCGTTATATGCGGATGGAGTTACACCAGAGATTACAATACCTTCACCAACTGCCCAAGTTGAAGCACTTGTGGTTACAGTAAAGTTAGATGATGTAGATGAGATCGCGCTGATGTTAATGCCAGAGAACTGAGTTAGACCTTGAATAGATGTTCCGCCACCATTTGAATATGTGACAATATCATTGTCAACAAATCCATGTGCTGACGAGAAGTTGATGAGGTTTCTTGCTGCATATTCTGCGTATGGAACAAACGCATGAATACCACTTGTTTGTGAGAAGCTGTGAGTATTAACGTTTTGTGCTCCAAAATCGGTCAGGTTTATTCTAACACCATTAGATGCTAGTGATAGACCATATCTGTTGGCATCATAGCGTCTTACGAAGTAATCAGTATTTGTTGTGAGACCAGGAATAGCAGTGTTTCCATTGGCATCGTATCTTACAACATCGTTATCACTGTATCCATGATTTGCGTGGAAAATAGTGGAAGCAGTTTCAAGTGAACGATAAGGAACAAGTAGGTGAATCTGACCACCAGCTGCAAATGTGTAAGCAGCACTGAATGTAAATGCTGTACCACCTCTTGTCGTCGCAAGAGTCATTGTAGTAGCAGCTGGATAAGACCTGGAGAAATAAGTAGTTCCTAAGGTAGTATTTACTGCAGTGATTACACCACTGGTTGTAGAAGTAGCTGCTGCACTCATTGTATATGTTCCAGCACCACCAGTACCAGTTCCGAAGGCAAGAATAAATGCTCCATTAGGAATACCAGGACCAGAAATAGCAGAACCGATTTCTAAAGTTCCTGTGATTGCAGTTGGTGATCCACTAACTGTGATTGTAGCACTTGCGTTTGTTGTACTTACAGATCCAATAAATGTACTACTTACAGCACTATTATACCATTGAGCAGTGTTTGCTTCCGCACCTTGGAATACGTTACCAGTTGAAGATAGAACGTTTAGTGATGGACCTCTATAGTAAACAAACTTTTGGTCAAGGTTTCCGTTAATTAAGAATCCTCTACCAGCGTTGTTGTTGTTAACATCAGTACCTTGCATGGTAATGGTAGCACTACCAGATGCAACTGAGTTAATAACCATACCAGCAACGAGTAGGAATCCAGGTCCACTGAAACCAGATAGTGTTTGTGCAGTTGTTCCGTTTTGTACTAATGTAAGAGCAGGAGCTGCTGGTGTAGCACTAGCAACTCCAGTGGTTCTGATGGCATATGCTCTGCCAGCAACTAGACCAGTAGGTAGAGTTGTTCCTGGAAGAGGAATAACTGCGACACCAGTACCATCGGTAAATACAGAAGTACCAGAGCCAAAGTTAATAAAGTTACCAGAAATCATGTTTGGTGTTACAAGGGCAATGCCACT